GGTGACCCGGCGTGGCGTTCGGCTGGTGCTCTGAGTGGATGGTTCACGTCGTCAGTCTACCGCTTCTTCGCTGCCTTCTCTACCGCTCGGCGCTCCGCCGCCCTCTGTTCGTCGAGCCACTCCACGTGCGAGAACACGTCCCCGAGGCTCATCCGGAGGAAGTCCGCGTGCGTGAACGTGAACCCGCTGCCGCCATCCGGGTGGTAGCAGAGGGCACGACAGAGCGCCCGGAGGTCCTCCTCCGAGATGAAGGGGAACATGCCCCAGAGGCTGCCGGGAAGCCGGCCTACCCCTTGGGCTGCGGTCGAGCCTTCAGCGCTCCCCGTCGATGCTCCCGACGGCGCGGAGTCGCCCGCTTCGGTGCGAACATCCGCGCCAGGTCCAAAGGGAGGTCGACCTCCCACTCGACGGTGCAGTTGGGGCAGTAGACATCGAATGCGGTGTCCAGCCCGCCGTCGTGGGCGTCCATCGCGTCCACGAGCGTCTGGACGTCGCCCATGCTCAGGTCGCTGAACCACTCGCCGAGCTGCTTGGGGTCGACCCCGGACACATCGAGGACGCGCTGCCGCAGCAGGGAGACGACCAGGTCGCCCTCCCCGACCCGAACCTCCTTCACCGCCTTGACCTGGTCGGCCCCGTTCGCGAGCTTGAAGCCGACGACCGTGCCGCCCGGGAGCACGCACTCGAAGCGGTTCTTCCCAGCGGCCACCGCGGCGCGGCTGTCCTCGGGGAGCGCGCGGTACGGGAGGTCGAGGAGCGGGAGGTCCCAGACGAAGCGATGCCCGCAGTCGGGGCACCGCAGCTCCAGCTCCTCCGTCTCGCCGTAGGTCGCGATGCGGATCGTGAGCAACGCCCAGACGCGGTCGCAGACCAGCACCTCGCTCCAGTTGGGTCCGGCGGCGGAGAAGTGGTAGGGCCCGGGGTTCGTCGTCTCGATCCAGCACTTCTGGAGGATGCGGTCGGCGGCCCGGCCGCTGCGGACTGCCCGCTGGTCGGCGAGGATGCCCGCGTCCTCTGCTCTGAGATGGGTCACTCGGCCCGTCATGCCAGACGGGCACTCGCAGATGCGTTCCATGTCCTTCCCCTATGTACGCGGGCCGCAGCCCGTGCAAGGGAGGGTAGCACAGGAGGCGCGCAGGCGGGTAGGGCTCAGGTCGCCTGGATGAGCTCCGGGTAATCGTAGGCCAGCACGACGGACTCGATGACGTTCTCGTCCGCCTCGTTGTCCCACGCCCCGGCGACGAACCGCTTCACCCAGCAGTTGTGGAGGCGCCACTTCCGCAGGACGGTGTTGTCGCGGTCGTACTGGACGAGCTCGCCCATCCGCTTGTACTTGGCGTCGATCTGACCGCCGTTCGCCGCGATGTCTCCGACCTGGAGGAGCCAGTCGTACAGGTCGCGGTCCATCGTGGCCCCTCGCTCCAGCGTGAGGTCGTCGACGGTCGCGAGCCCGGGCGACTTGTCCGGGATGAGCACACCGCCCTCCCGGTGCTCGACCGTCGCGAACTCGATGGCGATCTCCGAGCAGGTCTTGAACGCCGCGCTCCCGAGCCCGTCGATCTCCACGCGGAACTTGAACCGCTTGTGGAAGCTGCGGGGCGTGCCGATGATGCCTGGAACCATGGCCATTGTTCAGCCTCCTCTCACGCTCCCGCCGCCTGGAGCTCCGTCTCCAGCTCCCGGGTGTCCTGGGAGAAGCGCAGGATGACGAAGTCCGTCGGCTTGTTGGTCGCGAGGCCGATGCGAGCGTTGAGCTTGTTCGCGAACTGCTCGCTCGGCGGGTTGATGCCGTCGCCCACGTCCACGAAGAACGACGTGGCCGGGGTCTCGCCTCGGAACGCCCCTGCCCGGAACTGGAGGAGCAGGAACGCCGTGATGGCGCGGTCGACGCGGCGCCGCAGCTCGGGCGTGTTGTTCGCGTGCCGCGCGAACTGGAGCCCGCCCTTCAGCGACTGCTCGATGTAGATGACGCCGCGGCGCTCGGCCACGGACGGGAAGTTGCTGTTCCCCCGCAGCGTGCGAGTGCCGTCGATGAACAGGGGCAGCCCCGGGCCGGTCGTGAGCGGGTTGATCCGCTTCGGGTAGATGATGTCCCGGCAGCTCTCCTGCTTGACCTCGTCGTTCTCGAACCCAACGATGCCCCGGATGACGCCGCGCTCGACGCCCGCAGGCGGCTGGTAGACCCCGCCCGGGCGGCTGCCGTCCACGCGAGCGAAGACGCCCGCGATGTGGCCGCTGGGCGGCACCGTGATGCTGTCGACGTCGCCGAAGACCGGGGCGCTCGGGTTCACGACCTTGACCTGCGGCCAGTAGATCGCGCCGAACTCCGAGAGGTTCAGCAGCGAGGCCGTCGTCTCGACGTAGGTCACGATGTCGTCGCGGCCGAGCCCGGGCGGCGGGTCGAGGACGGCGAAGCACTGGCCGTCCCTCGTGTCCTCGCAGTAGGCGATCATCGCGTTGTGGACCGCCGAGGTCGGCTGGTCCGGCACCGCCAGCAGCGCGAGGTCGAGCGAGGTGTCGAGGACGCGGAGCCCCGTCGGCCCAGCCTGGGAGCCGATGAAGTCGTTGTCCACGATCCCGACGAGCCCATCGTCGCCGCCCACCAGCGAGGAGTAGGTCCCGTTGGCCGGACGGCGCTCGGTCGGCGTTCCGATCGCGCTCTCGTCGGTCCCGGCGATGTACAGGCTCCCGGTGTCGGCGTTGTTCAGGACGGTCTCGACGTACCGCTCGGCCGTCGTGTCCATCGTCAGGTTCGGCCAGACCTCCACGACGACGCCCGCGTCCAGCACCTTGAGGTTGAACTCGCTGGCGACGCCGCTCGTCGCGGCCGAGATGACGACGGAGAGGTCGTCGGTGTACGTGCCGTCGGACTTCCCCGCGACGGTCAGCGTGTCCTGCGCGGCACCGCTCGTGCCCGAGTGGGTCGCGTTGTCGAGCCCCATCTCGTCGTCGGCCGTCGACGCTGCCTGGACCTGCACGGAGTAGGACGCCCCGGCGGTCGTCCGCGTGATCCGCACCGCCCCGCCGTCGCTGGTCACGGACACGCCCGCGACCGCCGCCTCGACGACCGTCTCGACCTCGGCGACGCTGACCGCGTTGATGTCGCCGACGTTGCCGGTGCCGGCGCTGGAGAGCCCGGTGAAGCCGAGCGCCGCGAGCGCGGTCCCACCGAACGTGTCGAGGTCGCTGTCCGTGCCGTAGGTGTCGCTCTTGATGACGACAGCCCCGGCGACGGCCGTCGCCTGGACGCCGACGATCTCCGCGTTGATGACCGCCGCCACCTCGGCCGCCGTCGCAGCCGCGATGTTGACGAACTCGGCCGTGTTGAAGACCGCCGTCTGGACCGGGCCGTTGTCGACCTCGAAGGTGAGCGTCCACCCGTCGGTGAGCGCGAACGGCTGCGTCGCCGCCCCGGTCACGCTCGCCTGCGTGGCGTTGAACGTGGCCGTGCTCGGGGCGCCTCCGTCCACGGAGACGACCAGGGTGTCGCCCGGGGTCAGGTCGAACGGACCGACCACCGTCCCGAGCATCGTGCCCTGCGTGGGTGCCCCGCCCGCCGTCTGGATCGTCTCCTCGCCGGCAGCGGAGGTCTTGGTCGCGGGGTCGTTGATGTCCGTGTAGTGGACGGTCCGCACGAAGTCGAGCACCTGCCCGCCGTTCAGGTAGAAGCCCTGCACGGCGTGGTAGGCGTCGCCGTCGGCGATGGCCCCGCCGAACGTGTCGACCCACTCGTTGAAGCTCGTGGTTCGCACGCGCTCCCCGACGGGCCCGCGCTCGGTGATGCCGACCATGCCGAGGACGTTCGTCGGGACGCCCTGGATCTGAGGAACGCGAGCCTCTTCCTCGACGATGACGATCTTGCTCGCGAGCAATTCCTTGCTCATGGTCAGCCCTCCTTCGCCTTCCGCCCGTTCTTCACGGGCTCGGCCACCTTGGGCGCGGCGATCGGCATCGGCGCCTTGTCCGCGACGCGGACGAGCTCGAGGTCACCGCGCGCCACCGCCCGCTTCACGTCGGGGACGGCCGCGATGATGTCGGGCAGGCCTTCCAGTCGCGAGCCGGCCGGCAGCGAGAGGGAGCCGATGAGCGACTTGTTCGTCTCCCGGATGCCGACTGCGCCGGTCCGCGGGTTGTGGTCGCGAGTGCGAATGACCCTGCGCTGCCACCCGAAGCGTTTCCGCTCGAACTGCGGGTGTGCCAGCTGGAGGACCAACCGACGGCGCGACCTGTTGATCAGGGTCGTTGACATCAGCCTTCACCTCCCGGGCTCGGCCCCACGTCGTAGGTCTCGCCCAGCTGTTCCACTTCCATCTGAACCCCGACGACGGCCAGGCCCGCGTCTACGTCCTCGACCGTCGTCGCCAGGTCTCGACCGAGGCTCCCCGGGAAGCCGGCGATGTCCTCGATGTCGACCCCTCGGATGATGACTGTACCGCTGAACGACCTCAAATTCGAGATGTTCGTTCCGGCTGCCACCTCGAAGCCGCCGCCGCCCGCGAAGTCGAACTCGTACCGCACCTTACCGCGGCTCAGGTCGGCCGGGTCGCGGTCCAGGTAGATGTACGGGTTCCTGTCCACGAACTGCGTGGCGGCGGCGAGCAGGTTCAGCAGCTCGACCTGGCTGTCGCTGACGCCGATGACCTGGAAGCCCATGTCGACGGTGTAGGGCGCGTCGTAGACCAGCACTTCACCGCTCGGGAGCACCACCTCGAGCTGCCCGTTGAGCGAGTAGAAGCGGTCCTCCGTCACAGCAGGGCCGACCAGAGCGACCCCAGGAAGCGTCGCGAGCTCCGTGATGTTCAGCCCGTCTCCGGTCGTGGCGTCGAACTCCGTGTGGACCGACAGGACCGTGTTCGGGAGCACCTGTCGGCGCCACTCCCGAATGAACTGCCGGACGAGCCTGGTCAGGTGCGCTTCGTCGGCGAGCTGCGGGCGGCGGTATGCGAACGCCCGGGGCACCGTGACCGACTCTCCTGGGATCGGAACCCCGGCGTCGTCCAGGTTCCGCACCGTGACGTCCACGACGCCTTCGCCGTGAGCCTTCGACTCCACGACGGCGCCGACTGCTGGGCCCTCGGCGACGAGCGTGTCGCCCGTGACCAGGGTCAGCACCGTGGCTGTGACCGCTGCCAGCGTGCGCTCCCCGTCGTTGGACGTGGAGCGTGCGATCCGGATGAGCTGTCCGGCGCGGAAGCCGTCGTCCAGCCAACTTCCAGTCGCCCTCGTGATGGTCGCGGGCGGCCCGGGCGCGAAGGTCAGGCTCGGGCTCCCCTGCACCCGCACCACGCCTCCGGTGAGCGGGCTTGGCGGAGCGTCGACCAGGAGGCGGTTCGACTTCAGCACGCGGACGTTGAGCCCGGGCTCGGTGTCGAACAGGACTTCGACGGCTGGGCTGGCGACCGGGGTGACGCCTGTCGGGTTCTCCGTGACCGGCTTCATGCGGAAGCCGTCGCCATAGACCTCCACGAGCGCCCGCCCGCCTACGGGTGCCCGGGCCGGAAGGATGTTCACGACGGAGGGGACCACGAGGAGGAGTCTAGCAGAGGAAGGGCGACAACTCCTAGAGCTACTGCCCGGTGACGGCCCCGAGCGACCCGCCGCCGCCGGACTGCGTGAGCCGCCGGAACGAGGTCAGCATTCCCAGGTCGCCGCCGCACAGTATCGCCACCCGCGCCATGATGGCGGCCCCGGCCTCCCTCCCGCCCGGGCCGTACATCTTCTCGAAGACCGGGCCCATGAACGGGCGGGCCGGGATGACGATGACCAGCGTCGCCCCGGGGCGGAACGCCGGACGCGCCCCACCGCCGCCGACGCCCCACGACTTCGGGTTCCGCGCGTAGTTCCGGACGAACGAACGGAACCAGTGGAACATGGCCTGCGTGATCCGCATGGTGATGCGCCCACCGTTCTCGTGCAGCTCGGCGATGTTCGCGAGCGGCTTCCCGCCCGAGCTTCTGGCGGTGCGGTGCACACCGACGAAGTAGCTGTAGTCGTCGATCTTGTGGACGGCGATGCTCTTGAACAGGGCTCCGGTGTCGATGAGCGCCTTGGAGCTGCGCTTCTTCGCGATGGTCAACGGATGGAGCGGAAGGAACGCCTTCCCGCCGGGCGCCTGCTTCCGCACGCCGCTGATGACCTCGCGGCGGAAGACCTGCGCCTCCTGGGCGACAGCCCTCTTGAACGCGCTCTGGAGCACGAGCCCCGTACGGTACTTCCGCATGATGACCGTGGCGCGGTTCCAGTCTCCGACGAGCCGTACCTGCGACCCTGGCATCAGGCCACCCCACGCGCCCTGGCCTCGAAGACCATGAGGAACAGGTTCCGGTACCCGCCGCGCCAGAAGGACCGCGGCTGTGCCTGCGTGCAGTGAAGCCCGGGCGGGTTCGGGACGTTCTGGATGAGCGCCCCGGTGTTCGGGTTCCGAATCGCCGCCAGGCGGTCGTTGACCCGCAAGAGGGGAAGCCCATCGGGGTCCAGCAAGCCCAGCGTCTCGATCTCCTTGAAGTGGAGCACGCAACGCACCTGGCCGATCGGGCTCCGCCCGGTCGAGAGCATGTTGAGCACCTCCCAGGACTCGTCTTCGATCTGCGCGTGGAGCTGGACCACGCTCTCGACGCGGCGAACAGCCCCACGGGCACTCGTGTCACCGTCCGGCGGAACCACGACCGGCTCGTTGAAGTCGTCGTCGTAGCCCGTGCCTGGCGGGCCGACGCCCTCCGGGTCCTCTGCGGTCGCGTCGGTGTCGAGCCGCGCGATGTCCACGAGGAACGGGTAGATGAGACGCCCGCGCATCACGCCTCCTGGGAAGCGGTTCGGCTGGCCCGTGGCAGGAACCTGCGGCTCTCCACCGGCCCGGTTCACGCGTCCTCGACGACACCCCGGGGAACGACGAGGAGCCCGAGCCGGCGCGTGGGGACGTCCACCGCCACGGGCCAGCCTCCGCCACTCCAGCCTATCACACCGAGCGCATCGTCGGCTGCCTGCGGAAGCGCAGCAGGATGGTGTCGATCTCCGGGTCCCCGGTGAAGATGCCGACGCCGGCCCGGCCGACGCTGGTCTTGACCGCCGCGCCGAAGCGAATGGACTGGTCCCGGGTGCGGTGCTCGGTGACCCGCCAGGAGTTGAGCAAGTCCTGTCGCGCCTCGGTGTCGCTCATCGTGGGCAGGTTGCGGACGACCAGGAGCTTGCACGCGTGCCGGATGAGCTCGGGCGTCTTGCCGTTCGCCGTCCCGTCGTAGTCCGTGTAGCCGAAGGTTCCGACGATGCGGATGTTCCGCTGCCCCGGCGTCCAGACGCGCAGTCCGAGCTTGTACAGGTCGTCGTCGAACCGCGGCTGGCAGATCTCGATGCGCGGGTTGTCGCGGTCGTCCGGGTTCAGCAAGCCCTCC